ATTATATGGTTTATTATCGTATTCTACCTTGCATTTGTTATAAGACATAATGCTGTCAAATAGCCTCTGCCTCTGTTCATCATATTGGCCTATTGGAAGGCCCACGACTGAATAAATATCTTTTGCTCCATTTAGGATAAAAGCATAAATCAAGCTCACCATATTAATTTCAGTATTAGTCTTATCAACTTCGCTCGTCATCGTTCCAATTCCAGGATAATAATTCTTACCGTCAATTGACAGCTTCTTTCCACCAGTAATGCTTTTATCTGTTCTTGATATGGCGCTTTTAAATTTGTTACCTCTGTGATCTTTAGTTGAATCATACCCAACGTCTATGCCTAATAGCATCCTTACCTTTCCAAATTTATATCAATTGATATAAACTTTATCTTTGCTCTTGATATATACTATGATAAATTTATCCAAATAGTACCTGATTTAAAAATATTTATATAAATTTTATCTAGTATTATTTTTTCACATAATAAAAGCACCGCCGAAGCGGTGCGTAATTAGTCGTGCATACTATCATCTTGATTCACGTGTAACTTATTAACAGATTCTAAAATTCCTTCGTATTCAATTAAAATATTTGAAAAATGATTTAAAAATTCAGTTTTTTCATTTTTATTATAGAAATTATCCAATATAGTTTTTATAACACTCTTATACCTGGAGTCACATAGCTTTAATAATTTATTTAGTTCGCTCTCTTCATAATTTGAAAATTTATTCTCAATTAAGTCTGATTTTACAATTCCAAAATAATCAGCAAGCAATTGTATTTTATCCATCCTCGGCATTTTCTGAGCAGTACACCAACTATTAAATGTGGACAGCCCTATGCCAAGTGTTTTTGCTACTTCTTTCTGTGTCTTATCGTGAATACCCAAATAGAGATTAAGATTACCGCTAAATATCTTTTTGTTTACATTTTCATTCATTATATATATCTCCCATAAACAATCATATACAAAATATACACCATAAGCAAATATAGTGCAAATAAAAAATAATATAGCGTATAGCGTACATTGATTGACAAATGCACTTTATGTAAATTACAATTTATATACAGTACCAAATAAATAAGTGAGGTGTTAATATGACAAAGATATCACTGGCGGCAGCCAGAGTAAATAAAAAACTAACACAAAAGCAGTTAGCTAAAAAAATTGGTGTTTGTAACTTGACGGTTATAAAGTGGGAAAATGGTAAATCGTGCCCTAGCGGAAAACAGCTACAAGAGCTGAGCCGGTTATTTGATATACCTATGGATATGATTGATTTAGACTAATCGATACACTTTAAGTGTATTTTATATATAAATAAGGTGGTGAAATTATGATAATAGAAAATCCGGTTTACGGTAAAATTAAAATACCTGATAGCAAAGAAGAAATTCAGAAAGAAATTGAGAAAACTGAATTGATGCTTTGTGACGATGTATATTCAATTACATTCGGACAGGCTTACATAGATGTATTAAATGAAGGATTGGACACGTTTAGACAGAGGGAGGAAACACAGTGCTAACTTTACAAGAGTTATTGACCTATTTTAAGGTATCAAAAAAACTGAATGAAACCTCTTATCAATGTAATTGCCCTGTCCATGGAGACGGAAAAGCAAGTTTGACTATATCAGAAAATAAAGGGAAGTTACTCCTCTTCTGCCATGCCGGATGTAAAACCGAGGACATTTTAAATGCTGTAGGTCTTACATTTAATGACATAGGAGATTATGCGCCACCACAATGGAAAGAACGGTTAGAATATTCCAAGGGACGTAAAATTGAAGCTATATATAATTACTGTGATGCTAATGGAAAATATCTATACTCAAAAATTAGACTTGAAGGTAAAGAAATACTGCATGCTGTAATTGACCAAAAGAATGATACATATTCATTGGGGCGTGGAAGTAAGCACACGGTATTATATAACTTGCCAAAGCTAATTAAGGCTATTGCTGATGGATACCCGGTGTATATCGTTGAGGGTGAAAAAGATGCTGATACATTAAATAGACTAGGATATACCGCAACCACTCCAGGAGGATGCAGTGATTGGAAGAAAGAATTTGCTTCGTATTTTACAGGGGCCAAGGTCATTATTCTACCGGACAATGATGTTCCGGGACTGGAATTAAAAGACCGTATCTTGCATGATTTAAAACATTATGCTCACTCTGTATTTTGGACTTTAACATCACGAACCGAAAAGGGAGATGTTACTGATTATATCGTCAATGAAAATCATCCCAAAGAAGACCTTAAATCGTTGATATTATCAGCTGAGAAAACACTTGCTCCATGGATTTTCATAGAAGGTAAAGACGATAAAGCCAAAGAAAAAATAAACGGAGACATTCTAGCTGATAGCATAAGTAAATCTCTGCATTATGTTATAGTAAGGCGCCCGGAGGAGGACAAAGACGATTTTTATATTTATGAAAACGGAGTTTACAACAAATGTAACAGAAATACCGTCAGATCATTCATAAGAAATTATATACCAGTGGGACTGGCAAGTGATAACCTGATAAATAATGTATATAATCTTCTAACGTGCAAACGAGGTCATATTTGCGGATATCAAGACCTTGATGCGGATGAATGGTATATTAATGTCAAAAACGGATTATATAATGTCAGAACAAAACAACTTGAACCACATACACCTGACAAACTCATAACAATACAGTTAAATTGCGAATATCATCCAGAAGATCATACTATGCCAAATTTCACACATTATATCAATGACTTATGTGGAGAAATAGATAGCGGAGTTGATGAACAGAAAAAAGCTGTAATTCAAGAATATATGGGTTTAACATTATCAAATATAAGGGTAAGCCGTATTAAAAAATGTTTGGTACTTTATTCGCTACTCGGAAATTCTGGTAAAACCCAAATATTAAATTTAATCGGAGAATTGCTTGGGACCAGTAATACAATTAATGTACCACTACAGCAAATGAACGAAGCTTCAAAATTTTCTCTTGGCAGCATAGTCGGAAAACGGTTAATCAGTGTTGGAGATCAGACAGGTAGTGATGTTGAAGATAGTGCAGTATTCAAACAACTTACCGGAGGAGATCCCGTAAAGGTTGAGCCAAAGAATAAGCAACCGTTCTCGTATATCTTTAATGGGGCTATAGCAATATCATGTAACAACCTTCCTAACTTCCAGGATGATAAAGGTGGACATGTATTTGAAAGACTATGTATCGTTCCTTGTACCAATACTATACCACAGGAAAAACGTGACGGAGAATTATTGGACAAAATGTTATTGGAACGTAACGCAATATTCAATTGGTTTATTGAAGGATTGCATCGACTTATAGAAAATAAATATCAGCTTACAAAATCTACTGAATGTGATAATGCTATTAACGATTACAGAGATAAGTTAGACACCATCTATCGATTTATCCATGAAAATTACAGCATTACTGATAATAAAATGGACATGATACTGAAAACTGATTTTGAGGATGCATATACCCAATGGTGTAAAGACAATGATTTTACTGCCATTAATCGAAGAGGTATCAAAGAAAGGATGGAAAAGAATGGTGTACCGTTGAACAAGGATTCAAAAGGATATTGGAACTACAGAAATATTGTTAAGGGGAGTGAAGGTTTTATGAGCACTGAAAATTTAGACCAAGAAGAATTACCTTTTAAATAACCTTATATATAGTTTAGTGACTATACGGAAAGTTTTACGGAAAGAAAACGGAAGAAAAACGGAAACAGAAACCCAGTAAAATCAAGGCTTACGGAAGAAACGGAAATATATTTTTAATTAGATAAATATTTTAAAAATATATTATAAATATATATGATGTGAAAAAAATCTTCCGTTTTTCCAAAATTGCCAACAAACCATGTAAAATCAATGGTTGTAGCCACGGAAAGTAGGTTTTCAAAAGTTTCCGTATTTGTCCGTAAAGTAATATTTAATAATAATTGATACTATTTTTTTGGAGATTGATGATATTGGAGGTGAATTATAATGTGTGAATACTGTTCAGACGGTGAATCAATCAGCAATAGAGAATATTCAAATAAAACCGATGCTTATGTTGAATTTGATGCTTCTATTGACGGAAATGTATTAAATATAGTTTGCTGTACCAATATAGGTACAATGTCGCAAGGTACTACATATTTAGAGAAAGATATAAAAATTAATTACTGCCCGATGTGTGGACGCAAGCTAAATAATGATAAATAATACCGCTGTCAAGGAATAGTACCAACTACTCTTCTGTTTTGACAGCAACAACTAAAAAATTAAAGGAAGTGAATTATATGGCAAATTCAGATTTTAAGAACCCAATAAAATCATCACCCGAAGAATTGCGTAAATCAATGCAAAAGTTAAAGGTAATATATGATTGGCCTAAGATAAATTTAGACAGTGATACAGAAGTTGAGGAACGTATCAGTCTATATTTTAATTACAGCATGCAACAGGGATTAAGGCCAACGATTGAGGGATTGGCTCTTTCTATTGGCATATCTCGTAACTCACTATGGGAATGGGAAACAGGCAGAAGCCGCGCTACATCCAGCAATTCCAGAGGTGACATCATAAAAAAAGCGAAGGATTATATAGCATTTTTGATGTCAAATGAGGTCATGAATGGCAATATCAACCCGGTTACCTGGATATTCTACGCTAAGAATTATTTTGGAATGGTTGATAAACAGGAAATTAATGTATCAGCAAATAACCAGCTCGCCCCAACAATGGATTTGGAACAGATCGCCGAAAAGGTTAAGTCTGACGTGGTGATTGATGCAGATTGGAAAGAGGAATAGATACATCGCTTGACAGCAAACAGCCTAACGCAAGCCAGAACATGACGGATAAGCGCATAAAAATAATACAACGATTGCTGCTATCAAATATAATTAACCACACAAAAATAAGGACCCGGTCAATTCCGAGTCCTTTTAATTTATCTATATTTAATTAAGTTCTTCCAATATCTCGTTCTTATATTTATAAAAACTTACCTTAGATATCCCTATCAGCTTCCATGTATCCTCATTGGTTAATGGTCCGCCAAAAGTATTGTTGTATTTTTGGATTTGTTCCTTGGCCTTAATAGACTTTTGGGTTAGCAGCTTCGTGCCCTCAACCGCTCCTATCTGCTTGCCATTCTGTCTTGCAGTTTCAATTCCCTCTTTGGTTCGTTGGTGTAGATCGTCTACTTCCTTCTGTGATTGCTCAAATGCAAGCCTAATCTGTTTCTCTGCTAACTTACTGATGTACTTTGATACTACCGATAGAATGTCGTTTACTAATTCATCCGCATCCGTATCGTTGGTTGATATGGATAACTTAATTTGTCCATCGGCTAGGCTTCGGTAACTATCAGTATTAATGGTCTGTTCTTTTAGAAATATCAAATTGATATTCTTATTATATAATTCCATGTAGGTAGTAAATCCTTCATCTGCGTTTCTGCTCATTCTGGATACGCTATCAAATACGATGGTATCATTAGGCTTAATCTTCTTTAATAGCTTATTCCATTCTGGCCTGTTTAATATCTTAGTGCCTGTGTATATCTCCTGCCTTATATCTGCTGCTGGGTACGATTCTCTGATGTTTCTTATCTGCCGTTCAATATTCTGCTTACTTGTGCTGATTCTACAATATCCATATATCATATTATCATCCCTCCATAGTCCTAAATCTAACGACCGTTTGTTTTATGACTATAGTATAATGCTGATTTCAAACAAAGTCAATATACTTTTAGTACTTTTTTCTATAACATTAAATTTAGTACTGTTATGTGATAGCCGCAAGTAAACACCCGGGTGGGGGTCTAGACGGAGCATGGCGCCCGGCACACCCTCAGTCGTCCGAGTATCCGAAAAATATAAAAAGCCTTTATTACTACCCGCGCCTACATAAATTTAAACCTCGTCCTCAAATGTGAAGTCTCTAAATTTTTTTCAAAAAACAAAAAGGGTTTATGGTTAATCACAAAATATAGTGCGTATTCAATTTCATTATATACATATAGCCCACTTTTATTGACACTTACATTCTGACTATTCTATAATTATTGTAGAAGATAGAACAAGGCCAATTTGAGCAATAATTATCTTCTGTTTTGTCGTATAAATAATAAAATGGGAGGTGGATCATGCCAATAAAATCCGAACGTACCACCAAATTAATGTACTCGCTTGACGGCAATGAGTTTAAAAAATTTAGCCTTGACGATATTCCTAGTGAGTCACAATTAGAAATCACGACACTTGCCGATTCTCCATGTCCATCAGATATATTATATAATCCTTATGAACATACATTGACTTTTGATATTAATACTTCACATCCGCTAATAAGCAGGATATTACATATACTTTATGGCAAATCAAATAATTGGTTGAGGATGCATGGGTATCCGATGATTAGAAAGGTTGGGTGATATAGTGAATTGTATTAAATATATAATACACTACTTCTTTGGTAAACATCAATGGAAACTTGGAGCAAGATTTTACTACGATAAAAATGGAAAGCAAACTGACGATGAATATGTTTTTGTTTGCCGCAGATGCCCTAGAGAAAAACATATTAAAATTTACCGCGCCGAAGGAGCTGCCAAATGAAGCATTACATAATCTGGTTAAAGTCCGGTGAATGCATCACTGGTGATATATCCGATGAAACAGTGAACAGACTATGTCTTGACGGCAAAAGTGTTTTAAAATTTGAAGATACGGAAGGTTCTATTGTTGTAAAGCGTAATCGAATTGAAGCCATTGGAATTAATAATGCTATTGAAACCAATAAGTGTGGATTTAAGAAAGCCGGTGATTAAATGAATATAATTAATGATATTGCTATGAAATTTGCAAAACAGTATGATGAATTTTTTAGTAATTGCGTAAAGCAGTACGAATTTGACATAGATAAGCTTAAGCAATCAGTTGCAACAAATCGTTGTGTAAGCCATGGAAATAACCGTCATTATTTTATTGATGGCAAATACGCTTTTAGTATTAGACAAGACGCTGAACTTTTAAATGAAGATGATTCATATAAATACAACGTGACTTTAAAATCATTTTATGATGAAAGCATGGTTAATTATCCGATAGCGAAAGTTGGTGATTGAATGTTCAGCATGACCAATTCAGACTATATAATATCCGTCAACAACCACACCTATTCCGCTGACCTGCAGCACGTAGAAAGTTGTATCCGTATTGGTAAAGAAGCCATGAAAGGTAAGAACGCCATTATTGCTGTCAAGAAAGGCAATATTGTGATGTTATTAAGTGAAATTTATAAAAGTAAGCAAGAACTTAACAAAACTATGGCTGAGTATGTGAAACAGGGGTTTAATGTGTATATTGCTTAGAAAGTCGGTGATAAGTTGGCAAATAAATATGAAATTCTAGGTCAATATGTTGTTGTGAAACTTTCAAATTGTGATGACGAAATGCTTTGTAACGCATCGGATTGGGATAAACACAAAGGCATTACATGGAGAAAAAGTCCAAGCGGTTATGCCTATGCAGTATCATCGAGAAAGACAGGTCGCAAAACAATATATTTTCATGCAGAGATAGCCAGCGACATAGGGGTTGCGTATGTTAAGCATAAAAATTCAAACAAGCTTGACAATCGAAGAATAAATTTTAAGCCAAGCAAAATCAAATGTAAAATGATATGCGATGGCAAGCGAAGAAGTGTTTTAAATATTACAAGTAAGACAGCTAAAAACAATACTAGCGGTTGTAAAGGTGTGTTTTATGATAACAGTTCCAAAAAATGGCGATCGTTCATTCAAATAGACCACAAATACATATGGATTGGTTCATATTTGCATAAAATCAACGCAATTAAAGCAAGAAAGCAAGCAGAAAAGATATATCACGAACCTTTATTACAGAAAGCCGGTGAATAAATGATGAATATGAAAATTTATTTATTAGACATAAACACAGAAATGACACAGGCATGGAAAACATTGTTCGATGGCATAGAAAATATTGAAGTTGTAAACCAACCATTTGACGGCTTCATGAAAAGTCACCTTTATATTGATTGTGTTGTATCTCCCGCTAATTCATTTGGATTAATGGATGGCGGATTTGACTTGGCAATTACTGAATATTTTGGCAATAAACTACAAAAGAGAGTTCAGAGATATATCATCAAACACTATTATGGCGAACAGCCAGTCGGCACAAGCATAGCCGTTGCGGCCAATGAAAATGTTTTACTGATACATACACCGTCAATGAGATATCCGCAACCAATTATTGATAAGACAGTAATTTATAATTGCATGAGAAGTACTTTGATTACAGCCATGCAAAACAATGTTGGGTGGATTGTTATTCCCGCTTTTGGTGGATGCACGGGCAGAGTTTCACCAGATGTTATAGCCGATATGATGTACAGAGCCTATGTACAATTACTTAATCCACCAGACGAATTAAATTGGGATTATGTAAGAACACAAATAATATAATCATTAACCCTTGAATGCCATCGAGCATCACACACAGAAAGAAGTGAACTCATGGTATCTGAACAAACTAAAAACTTAATAGCTAAACTCAAACAATCAGACCTAACCAAATTTGATAATCTTAATCTCCTATTTGAGATTTGTTTGAATATATTATCCGAAGATCAAGAACTGGCGTTAAAAACCGCTAAATTTGTGAAACATCATGCTGCTCTGACAGCAAGTAACCCGAAGTTTTTCGAACTGTATAACCGATCTCTTCTATTCTTGGCTCCGTATTATTTGGATGAATATATTCTGTATATGGAGAAAGACCGGGCTCCAGAAAAGAGATTCTACCTACCAAGGCGAAAAGTATTAAAGACAGTTGTAGATGATTTGCAAGATTTAGAGGATAGAGAGATTGATTTTTATGGTTTATCTCTCCCTCCACGTGTTGGAAAGTCTACAATTTGTATTTTCTTTCTTTCATGGGTGATTGGTAAACGTCCCAATAGTCATAATGCAATGGGTGGACATAGTGGAATTTTGGCAAAAGGATTTTATGGAGAGTTGCTCACGCTTATCAATTCACCGGATTACCATTTTGCAGAAATATTTCCAACCTCCAAGCTAGAATCAAAGTCAGCGGATGAGTTTACTGTCAACCTGGACAAGCCTGATCGCTTCGCTTCATTTACCGCCAGAGGTATAGACGGTACATGGACAGGTGCAATAGATATATCAAAAGATGGATATTTATATGTCGACGACCTTGTTCGTGACCGTACAGAGTCATTAAGTCCAGTCAGATTAAATAATAGATATCAAGATTACCTAAATGTCATGGTTGACCGTAAAAACGATGGTTCAAGGGAATTAATGGTCGGCACAAGATGGTCAATACAGGACCCGCTTGGAAAAATTGAAGAAGAAAAGAAAAATAATCCACGATACCGCTTCAGAAAGATTCCGGCTTTAAATGAAAAGAATGAAAGTAACTTTCAGTATGATTATGGAGTCGGATTCTCAACTAAGTACTTTCTGGATGTTAAAGAACGACTTGATAACAATGAATGGATGGCGAAATATCAACAGAAGCCATTTATTAGAGAAGGATTATTGTTTCCTGAGGATGAACTTAAAACATACAATGGAGTATTACCGGAAGTTGGACTTGTTAGAAAAATTGCAGTATGTGACGTTGCTTTTGGCGGTGGAGATTCGCTTTCAATGCCATTCGCGTATGAGTACGAAGACGGAAAGGTTTATTTGCCAGATTGGATTTTTAACCGCGGAGATAAAAAGATTACCGTTCCGATAGTAGCTGGAAAAACTTTGTATCACAAACCAAGTCAAGAACATTTTGAAGCAAACAATGGCGGTGATATGTATGCCAACTTAGTCGATGAGGAATTGAAGAAAGTCGGTTTTAAAACAAATATATCAAGTAGCAAAGCACCTAATACAATTAGTAAGATGGCAAAAATAATTCAGTATGCGCCAGATATAAAAGAGAGATTTTACTTTTTGGACGAGCAACATCGCTCTGGAGAATATCAAGAAGGTTTTGAAGAATTAACAATTACGGTCCAGGTTGGAAAAAATGAACATGATGATGCTGCTGATTCAATGGCGCAACTTGCAGCGTTTCTTGACGGCGGTTTTTCTGTTAAAACAACAATTATAGATAGAAGTCAATTGGGAATATAGGAGGTGTTATATGGTAACGCGTGAAAATTTATCTGATCTTACATATCTGCAACAGGCTATCGAAGACTTACAATCAAAAATAAAATATCTAGAATCCCATCCTCCGCTTACTCAATACGGAAAGGTTTACGGCTCTGACAGCAATTTTCCTTATACTATCCGTAGTTTTAATATAGAAGGATACAATGGTTTAAACGAAGATGCATGGTTAAAACGCCGCAGAAAATTAGAAGAAAGTTTGAAAAATAAATTGTGTGAATATGAAAAAAAACGTATTGAAATTGAGGAATTTATTAATAATATTCCAGATATGACAACGCGACTTATGTTTTCATACCTGTATGTTAATGGAATGAAGCAAGAAGAAGTTGCTCAAAAGTTGCATTTTGATAGAAGCACTGTTTCTAAACGAATATCTAGTTATTTTGATTGTATAAAACGGTAGCTTTCACCCCATTCACAAAAATATCGTGGTACAATAAGTATAACAAGAAGTGTAAACAAGCACACCTCATTCATTTTATATCTTTCCTTTCGCAGAAACAGCCGTCTTATCTGATGATTTGATGGCTGTTTTATTTTATTTCAGAAATTAGGTGAATATTATGCAAAACTATTTTGATTTCAGATGCAAACAATGCAATAAACTACTCGGTCGCGTTACCGGAGATTCGGAAATAGCCTGTCCGCGTTGCGGTGGCTTAAATCAGCTTAAGTTTGCCAGTAAGGGCATTACTTATAGTCCAAAGCTGAAAAAGCCTCAGAATGGTCAAAGCACCGAGTATAAATCACAATTAGATAGAATATCAAAGAGAACTTCTTCCGGTGTTACGTTCCGGTAAGTGGTTCTTTTATTTTGTTATCAATCGGATGCTTATTTACGGCATGTCTGAAAGCAGGTGGTTCCACTGGAAGATTATTATAAGGGTCGGGCAAAAATTTATACCGACGAAAAGCAAATAAATTATAAAAATGTCATATCGGTTCTGAACGATGCCTTAATATATCATCAAAAGAATTCGGAGCAAATCAGGTTTTTACTGAATTATGAAAAAGGTATTCAGCCAATCCTTGACCGTACAAAGAATATTCGATCTGATATTAATGAGAAAGTGGCTATCAACAATGCCTCCAAGATCACTGATTTCAAGATTGCATATGAATTCGGTAATCCAATTACATACATTCAAAGGTCTAAGAAGCAAGTACCGGAATCTGATTCCGATAAAGACGACACCAGAATAACCGCACTGAATGAAATGCTATTTGAGGAAAGTAAATCCTCTAAAGATGTTGAACTGGCTCGGTACTTTAAAATTTGTGGCATCGGATACCGAATGATTAAGGCAAAGCCGAAAGTTTACGGTAAATCGGTTTTTGATATTATCACACTCAACCCAGCAACGACGTTCATCGTATATTCCAATGACATTTATCAACATCCTATGATGGCAGTTACATATTGTCCGCAGAAAGACGGTAATACGGTTTATGGATGTTATACAGATGATACTTATTTTGAAATAGATAATGGTACAAAAATAATTAATGGAACTGATATTAAAACCGATCCTAAATGGTCTATTACAAATGGTAAAGGCGTAGCAAATATTCCGGCAATTATTCCAATTGTTGAATATGTAAACGACCATGACCGAATGGGATGTTTTGAAAAGGTTATCCCGATTATTGATGCGATTAATGTTGTTAATTCAGATAGAGTTAATTCAATTGCTCAATCTGTTCAAAATGTAGTATGGATGAATAATTGCGAACTTCCAGAAGGAGTAACAAAGCTTTCATCTGATGGCGTATTGCAAACCAAAAGTCCGCAAGGCGTACAAGCAAGCGTCCAATACCTTGACAGCAAAATCGATCAGTCAAGTACTCAATCGCTTGATGATGCGCTGATGTCTCAGCTGATGGAAATTGCAGGCGTTCCGCAGCGTCAAGAAAATTCCGGTGGAGGTTCAACTGGTTCAGCTATGAACTTGTCGAGCGGTTGGCAGTTTGCCGAAACTATGGCCTTGGAAACAGAAAGTATTTTTGAACAGTCAGAACGGCAATCAATCCGAATTATGTTGGAGATCATTAAAAAGTCTACTGATATATCAGAAGAGTTTGCAGATATCGTAAATTTGAATATTTCAGATATAATGATACGTTTCAGTCGTAACAAGATTTATGACATGGCTACGAAGTGTAATGCGTTGTCGACACTGATAAAAACAGGGGTTGACCCTAAACACGCAATCGAAACCGTTTCATTGTTTACCAATCCGCAGGCAGTATATACGGATAGTAAGGATTCAATGGAGAAAATTCAAAAATTACTCACTCAACCAAAGCAGACAGCATCAGCCGGAAATAAAGACCCTGTCAGCAATAGCCTTGACGGCAATGGTTCTAATCCAGATAAAATCTTACCAGATATGTCGGATCAACCGCAGAAATCACCACAAAGTCAAATATGATACCAATAAACTAGACAGTCGATAAAATTCGGCTGTCTTTTCTTTATGTTTTACCGGAGAGAACCGGATAAACGCATTTGAAAATTTAGATTGACAGAGAAGTCATTAAAACGCAGGAGGTCAACAATGAAAGATTTAAACAAGTCGATTCTACCATATAATTTGCAGTTTTTCGCAGAAAACCCGGAGCCAACACCTGCGCCGGAGCCAACTCCCGAACCTACTCCAGATCCAACACCTACGCCGGATCCAACTCCTGAACCGCAATTATCAGCAGAAGAACAACTTGCAAAAGTATTGGCAGAAAACAAGCGACTTAAAGCAGCAACCGACAAGGCTACATCAGAGGCTGCCAACTATAAGAAACAGTATCGTGCAACTCTCACGGAAAAAGAACAGCTTGATATTGAACGAGCAGAACGCGAGGCGCAGCGTGAAACAAGAATCAAAGAGCTTGAACGCGAAAGTTCAATTAACAAGATGGCAAAGAGTTTTATAGCCATGGGATACACCGAAGAAAACGCTGTCAAAGCAAGTGAAGCGCAACTTGATGGTGATTTTGACGAGTTCACACGCATTCAACAGTCTTTCTTGACAGCAAGGGATAAACAGAAAGAATCCGAGTGGATGAAAAACGCACCTACTCCACCGGCTGGAAACAAAGAAAACATAGAAGACCCGTTTCTTAAAGGGTTTAATTCAAAATAATCTAGGAGGATGATTATATGTCAACAAATTATGCAGAGAAATATAGTTCCAACGTGGACGAGAGATTTACTCTTGGCTCATTTACAAACAGTTTGGTAAATGGTGAATATGACTGGATCGGTGTTGAAACCGTTAAGGTTTATTCCATTCCTACAGTCGGCATGAACGACTACTCTTTGAGTGGTACAAGCCGTTACGGTACACCGTCAGAGTTAGGTAACGAAGTACAGGAAATGAAGGTTGCCAAGGACCGTTCCTTTACTTTTACCATTGACCGCAAGTCTTATGACGACACTCAGATGACAATGGAAGCTGGCAAAGCGCTCAGCAGACAGCTTAACGAAGTTGTTATCCCAGAAGTTGACGCATATCGTATCGCTGCTCTTGTAGCTGGATCAAAAGTAGATCATATCGTTTCCGGTTCTGTTGATAAGACAACTGCTTATGCAGCATTCTTAAGCGTGCAGGAAATTCTTGATGATGCAAAGGTTCCGACTGCTGGACGTATCTGTATTTGCAAGTCTAAGTTCCATAATTTAATCAAACAGGACGAAGCCTTCACAAAGAAAGGCGACATGGCAACCACTATCGCGATCAATGGTATGGTTGGCGAGGTTGACGGAGTTCCGGTTGTTAAGGTTCCGGCTTCTTACTTCCCTTCAAACGTTGATTTCGTTATTACAAATCCGATCGCTATGCCTTCGCCTGTTAAGTTACAGGAATACAAAATTCACACTGACGCGCCTGGTATCAGTGGTTGGTTAGTTGAAGGTCGTATCCGTTACGATGCATTCGTACTGAATGAAAAAGCTGTTGCAATCGGTGTTCATATTGCAAAGACCTTATCATCTATTGCAATCACAACCGCACCGACTAAGACATCTTATACATCTGGTCAGGCATTTGATCCGGCTGGTATGGTTGTTACCGCTACATACTCTGACAGCACAACAGCCGCTGTAACCGGTTATACCTTCTCTCCTGCTACACTTACCGCATCCGGTAATGTAACTATTACATACAAAGAGAATGGTGTTACCAAGACTGCTACACAGGCCGTTACTGTAGCGTAATTAAATAAATAATCGTCGCGTCGGCTTCAATCGTGAGGTCGGCGCGACCTTTAGAATATGAGGTGAAATCATGCCAATGTTTATTAAAAATGGTCTTGTGATGGAAGTCAGTGATGTATGTGCGAACTTATTCTATAAGCAGGGATGGGAGCCATATGTTGAAATTATCACGGAAAACGCAACGATGGACACTCAGCCTGACAGTAAGATTTTTCCCGATAATACCGTCAAGGCCGATACCATTTCAGATACGCCAGAAACTACTAAATTAAGCCGCCGGGAAGTCATGAGAATGACAAAGGATGCATTGTCGTCTACAGCAAAAGAGCGTGGTTATACGATAATCTCTGATAAACGTACCGACATGATTGAAGAATTTTTGAAACAGCAAGGCGAGTAACAGGAGGTGTTCTTATGGATGAATTATTATCCAATCTCAAAATATATTTAGGAGCCGATTATGATGAATCCAAAGATGGTAATAAACTCTCAATCATGCTGAACCAGGCTCTTGCAAAGGTTGTGAATAAACGTTATCCATTTGGATCCACCGAAGCGCAGAAAACAACTGTTTTGACAGCGTATTCCGATGTTGTGTTTGATGTGGCCTTATTTATGTACAACATGCAAGGTGCCGAGGGCGAAAAATCACATTCAGAAAATGGTGTAAATCGCTCCTATCAATCCATAGATGATTTACTTACCGGAATCGTTCCGGTTGCAAAATTTACAAGTGCGGATGCAACAGTAACCGTATAGAAAGTTGGTGAACGATGAACTGTATCAAGATAGAACTTCCAAGAGAACTCAAAATGATTGAACTTCATACGCTTGCTGACTTACATATGGGTGACGCACATTGTGACTATGAAGAGATTCGCCGTCAAGTAAAGGCTATAGAGTCTAATCCTAACGCTTTCGCTATTTTAAACGGAGATTTAATGAATAATGCAACTAAAACATCAGTATCCGACTGTTACGCAGAACAATTAACACCTATGCAACAGATAAGTAGAACTGTTGAGGTTTTAAATCCTATTAAAGATAAGATTCTTGCTATGGAAAGTGGAAATCACGAAAAGAGAACTTACAACAAAGAGGGTATAGACTTATCTGAAATAGTCGCAAGAGAACTTGGAATCGCTGATAAATATTCCAAGTCGGGAAATTTAATTTTTGTGCGTTTTGGTTGGGATAAGCAGCATCAAAGAAAACAGTGTTATGTTGTTTATGCGAATCATGGATCTGGTGGAGGCCGTAAAGAGGGTGCAAAGGCAATTCGTCTTGCAGACATGGCTTCTATAGTAGATGCAGATGTGTATATTCACTCTCACACTCATTTGCCTATGATAATGAAACAGGGCTTTTACCGGGTGAGTCCTTCTAATAGCTGTATATGTAATGTGACAAAGTTATTCGTCAATACCTCTTCTGCCTTGGATTATGGCGGTTACGGAGAAGTATACGAGTTTAAACCAAATAGTAAAGACACGCCAATTATTTACCTTGATGGCACAAGAAAGAAAGCCGATGCAAGGTTGTAAATCTTAAGGAGGAACGTCTATGTTAAAAGATAGTGGAGAACGTCGAGAATTTGAAAGTGGGGCTGTCAGAGATATATCAGAGGGAAAAGGCAGATGCGATTTACTTCCGCTTGAAGCCATTGGAACTCATTTAGAGGATAACATTTTAATATCCATAGACAAATACATAAGAAGCGGTGATATAGAATTTTTATGGTTTGCAATTGAGCAGTTTTCAACCAATCATTTTACTGATTTATATACCGGTCTTCTAGAAGTATCTAAACAGTATCAAGAAGGTGCGAAAAAATATGCAGACAGGAACTGGGAAAAAGGAATGCCGGTTCACTGTTACATTGACAGCGGTGTTCGTCATTATCTGAAAGTACTTAGAGGCGATACTGATGAACCGCACGACAGAGCGTTTATTTGGAATATGCTTGGTGCAATATGGACCCATACAAATAAACCGGAATTGATTGATTTACCATTTGTTGATAATTCAAAATCAAACTCATTTGTTCATGATAAAAAGTTTTCTGACGATGCATTACCGCGACTTTCTCATTTCGAATTTGGCACACACAACCACGGCTCTGTTCTTTCGATTAATCACAAGGCGGTGCCTAATGAATGATTATAAAATATATGCTGTGGATTTTGATGGTACTCTTGCGAAAACAAAATATCCAGTGATTATCAAGCCAATCAAGCGCATTATACGCCTCGTGAAGCGATTAAAACGCAAAGGCAATAAGATAATCCTCTGGACTTGTAGAAGCGGTGAGAATCTCGATAATGCTGTCAAGTGGTGTACTGAACAAGGTATAGTGTTTGATGCAGTCAACGAGAATTTACCGGAAGAAATTGCACGATGGAATACTGACCCTCGCAAAATCGGAGCTGACTATTTCATTGATGATAAAAACAAATTTATATTTGGACTAATACGATAACTACCTTGACAGCAAGGGTTGTAAGGCTGAAATAAGCCATTGTTTAGATACGCATAAGTGTTTCTACATAAAATGAAATTTAAGCCGCGTATGAGGTTCATGCACGATTAAAAATAATAAATAGAAAGATAGTGAGGTAGAAAGATGATAGTAAAATACAAGAGTGATGATGTATGGGGTTATATCGACCATGTAAGACAGGTTGCAACAAGGGAATATGATGGCAATGAATTGATTCGTGAATATGAAGTTGAAGTCAATAAAGAAGAAAGAGAAGATATCGCAAGTGTTTATGATGGAGATAAAAGAGTTGTTGACGGAGTTGCTACATCGAATAAAGTGTTCTTAATGATATCTGAAAAAATTGAAGATTTAACCACAGAACTTAATGCACATGCGGTCAATCTCATTAAACCTAATTTTAACCCAGCCTATGCAATATTGCTATATCTCGAAGATACCAAGGACTATGATGCAATGGTTTTGATAACCAATCAGAAATGTTACTTGATGAATGATGAAGGTAAAACAATTGAGAGGTTGGTGTAATCTATGCGTTCACTTGAACGAAATAAAATCCTCTTTTATTATGCCCTATACAAAGGTATGGCGCCCGTTTTAGACGAGAACGGCAACGACACGGGTCAAACTGCTCCTTCATACGAAAATCCTGTAAAATTCAGAGCCCGGGTATCACCGAATAAAGGCGAAGCGAACACAGAGGCATTTGGTCTGACAGCAGATTACGATCGGGTGATTTCAACTACCGATACTCTTCCACTGACTGAAACAAGTGTGTTATGGATTGATACTCTTCCGGTGCTGAATGAAGATGGTTCAACCGCAACACCAAATGATTACAAGGTAACTAAGGTTGCACCGGATTTGAACCAGCATCAATATGCTATCAAGAAGGTGGTGAAATAATGAATAAAGTAAAAATCATTGATAGTTCGCCAAGTGAAACAAAAATATTTATTGATGATGTTGAAATTCAAGGCATCGTTAGATATCAGATATCAAACGGAGTTAATGAACCAAGGGTATTGAAACTCGAAATGCTTGTTGATGATGCAGAGGTTGAAACAGTCGATAAAACGAAAATTATGGCTAAAGAGTTTGCTAAGTACGCACGTGAGTTCAATAGAAAATTTACAGTATCCGTGGTGTAGATTATGAAGCAGATTAAATTCGGTCTATCCATTAAAGAAATTCAATCAGCCATCCAACAGCTCGAACAATACAAAAAATCACTGTCTGGAAAATGTGAAACTTTGGTTAGGCAGCTTTCTGAACATGGATATGAGGTTGCTAAGGCTATTCTGGAGCAACACGTATATTCTGGTCGAACACTTGGTAGTATCCGAATCGAGGATATCTCTGACGGCAACATAACCCGAATGAGCATTGTTGTAGAAAGTGATGCAATCCTGTTTTTGGAATTTGGCGCAGGAATCAAATACTCTTCCACCATAAATCCTGAAGCCGCAGAACTCGGCATGGGACCAGGCACATATCCAGGTGAAGGACACTGGGATGATCCTAATGGTTGGTGGTATAAAGGTGACGATGGCGAATGGCATCATTCATACGGTATCGAAGCGGCAATGCCAATGTATAACGCAAGTAAGGCTATGGTAAAAGATGTTGGAAAAATTGCAAAAACAGTTTTTAAATCATAAAGTCGGAGGAAAATCATATGAATTTTGGAGAAGCATTAGAAGCATTAAAACAGGGCAATAGAGTTGCAAGAAAAGGTTGGAATGGTAAGGGAATGTGGATAGCAAAAGTCACGGATTGTGAAATCCCATATCGCGGCATAGGACTTGTTAGATTAAATCCATTTTTTGTAATTAAAAATGTGAATGAAACAATGAGTACATGGGTTCCATCGGTTAATGATTGCCACGCAGATGATTGGATGATTGTTGAATAGGTGGTGATACCATGATAGATATCGAAAGCTTACAATTTACCAGAGTTAAATCAGCTGTAGTTGCTTCATTTTCAACATGTGAATGCCAAACAGTAGATAATTCGGCTACGAGTCCAAAGTTTCCATATTTGCAATTTTCACAGAAAGACAATCCAACATATGCGCCTTCGATTGACGGCGGTTCTAAAGAAAATCATGTTCAACCAATGATACAGATTGATGTATATACCACTGATACCACATTGAAAGCAAAACAAATTATGGCGGTTGCTGATACACAGATGCAGACAGATGGATGGCAAAGAATATTCGGTCCGCAACCTTTGTCATTAACTTCTCCATACAGATTTACCGCAAGATATCAAGCAATAGTAAAGCAAAATGCACCGAATAATTTTACGGTGATTTAATATAACAAAAAACTATTAACCCCGAGAGCCTCCGAGTTCCACATATAAAATAAGGAGGCTATTTTTATGGCAGGAGAAATCAGTTCATATGGAGTTCACTTAATGACTTCAACAGACGGGACAGCATACACAAAACTTGTTGACATTAAGGACTTCCCAGACTTAGGCGGTGCACCGGAGGCATTAGATATCACAACTTTATCTGATGCAATGACAAGGAGCATCAATGGTATTCAGCAGTTAAAACCGTTCGAGTTTACAGCTAACTATACCAAAACCGATTACACGGCATTAAAAGCAAAAGAAGGAACAACAACCAAATTTGCTCTCTATTTTGGTAGTGCCGGTGATGGCGCAGATGGTAAATTCGGTTGGGAAGGTCAGCTTTCCGTATGGCCAGTTGGTGGAAAGGTCAACTCCGCACTTGAAATGAAAATTTCTATTTCCGCATCTACGGCTATCACACAGATCACGGCGTAGTTCTAAATCGGCTGTCATGGTGTCACAGCCTTGACAGCTATTTCTTGAAAACAAAATTTCAAATTATCTTAGGAGGATAAAAACATGAGAGTCAATGGTAAGGAATATAGAATTCCAGATTTAAGTGATTTTGATACAGTTTTGCAGTTGGAAGAAAAGGGAATTAACTTATTGGAGTTAGTTACAACCACCCAGGACAGAATTAAAACCGCTCCTTTCGCTACAATCCGAGATGTGTTGGCTTGTCTTATGATGTCTAGTAAAGAAGAGGCTACACAAGAAATCAAAGATCACATCAAAAATGGTGGAAATCTTATGGATTTAATGCTTGAAGTTGTAGAAGATATTAACGGCGTAGCAACGTCTGGTGAAAAAGCGGGTTTTTCGAAAGCGGAGAAAAAAACTCCGCAGAAGCGGAAACCGAAGGCTACAGCAAAAGAAGCAATCAAGGAAGCTCAGAATTAGTTCAATCTTATAGAAGTTTAACAGATATCATACATAAAATTTGGCTTCCTGAGGCAATAGCAATCAAGGTTCCATATGAATCATTTGGAAGGCTTAATCCGAAAAAATTAGAGCCATTTAGAGATGCTTTTAAGATAACACAAGACGAAGTCAGGTTTAATTTATGGCTGCAAGGTTTATATTTCAAGATGTCAGTTTTATCGGCGCTTAAGGGAGATGAAGTACCATATCCGGATAAGCCATTAGATTTGACGGCGAAGCGCAATAATTCGGAAACACAAGTTTCAGAAACAGCCAATAAAGCCATTCAGTTCAGTGCATGGGCCGATATGTATAACGAAAGAGTTTTACAACAAAAGAACCAATAATCAAGCCGAGAACCCTATGAGTTCCACTTTAACATAGAAAAGTGGTGAATGTCATGGGAATGGAAGTTGATCGTCTTGAAATTCAGGTACAAGCCGAAGCATCAAAAGCGGCTGCGCAACTTGACAAGTTAATATCGAAACTTGGGAACGTATCATCTGCCTTGACATCAGTCAACACAAGTGGATTGCGTAATTTTGCATCTGGGGTTAATCAGCTATCTTCTGCTATGGAAAAAATGAGCGGAGTAAAAACCACAGATTTTAATAGAGTCACAAAGGGTATTGAAAAATTAAGTACGATTAACGAATCGGCTTTATATAAATCGGCTAACGGAATTAGAAATTTTGCTAATTCATTGAATGGTATTAGTTCAGTTTCGGATGATGCTGTCAAGATAGGTGAAATAGCTAATAATATTTCAAAGCTTGGCGGTGCAAAGGTTGAAAAGGTTGTAACTACTCTTCCACAGTTATCAATAGCTTTCAAAGAGTTTATGACTACGCTCTCAACCGCTCCGAATGTTTCAGAGAACGTCATTAGAATGACTAATGCTATGTCTAGCTTGGCTTCTAATGGCTCCAAGTTTAGCAGTACAGTGAATGGCTTATCTCGTGCCGCTAAAACGCTTACACGGTCAAATAACGAGGCCACTACATCTACTAATTTATTCGGCATTTCTCACAGGAATGCAATCTCTCCTGTATCATCATTGACATCACAGGTAAATAAACTTGTTGGTGCATATTTCACACTGAGATATGTGCTTGGCGGCATTACTGGTTCTATTAATAAGTCCATGGACTTCAATGAGACTATCAACCTATTCCAGACTTCCTATAAAAAAATAGGTGAAGAAGCCGCTGTCAAGAATGGTATGGATTGGGGAAGTAAATCCGCTGATGCATATGCAAAAGCATTCATTGACCGTGCTCAAACATTTAACGATAAACTGACACAAGCTTTAAGCCTTGACCCGAATACCATGATGAATTACCAAGCTGTTTTTGCTCAGATATCAAGTGCTATGGGATTGACAGCAAACACAGCTGAAAACATTTCGGAATCTTTTACCATGTTAGGTAACGATATTGCATCATTATGGAATATCAATACAGCTGATGCAATGCAGAAATTACAAGCCGGATTAACAGGACAAGTTCGCCCTCTCCGTGAATTAGGTGTTGATATTACCCAAGCAACCCTACAGTTGACAGCATATAAATACGGAATCAAAGACTCCGTCAAGGATATGAGCCAGGCTGAAAAGGTTCAGTTGAGATGGTTAACCATCATGGACCAGTCTTCTGTTGCGTTTGGAGATATGGCAAAAACAATCAACTCTCCTGCTAACCAGTTGAGAGTTTTAAAACAGCAATGGGAGAATTTGTCCCGTTCCATTGGCAATGTATTCATGCCAATTGTTACTACGGTTCTTCCATATATAAACGCAGTAGTTATAGCTTTACGTAACATGATTGATACTTTGGCTACGGCTATGGGTTATGAACTACCTGATTACACCGATAGCAATATTTATACTGATGTTACGGGAAATATTAATGATGTTACTGACGCTACCGATAGTGCTACAAAGGCAAATGAAAAGTATAAAAAATCCATTATGGGATTTGATGAATTAAATATTCTTACGGATAACGGTTCGAAATCCAAGTCTAGCACTACCAATACCGGCGGTGGAAACCCTGTTCTTGATGATGCCATTGGGAAAAAGACCGATTCTTATATTGACAAATGGAACGATCAGATTGCGGAAATGAAAAATAAAGCAGAGGATTTAGCTGCTATTATCCAACCAAAAATTGAAAAATTTGTTGACTTTTTAGGGCAAATTTCTCCACTTCTCGAAGGAATAGGTATTGCTTTTGCTGCTTATGAAATCATTACATGGTTTTCTAAGCTTGCAGATAAAATAGGTTTATTGTCCATGACTCCAGCTGGTGTAATTGCTATAGCTATAGGGGCATTAGCGGTTTTAGTTTTGGCTATAAAAAAACATAACGACGACTTAGTTAAAAGCGATTTAGCAAAAAGATTCGGAGATATAACTCTTTCGCTTCAAGATATGAAGGATATAGCGGATGATTTAACTTCATCTGATTATACTGCAAAAATAGATGTCTATGTAACTGAAAAAGCTAAACTTGAAGATATGAAAAAGGCTATTCAGACAGATATCAATACGTTAGAAAAATTAGGTTGGAAAGTTTCAGTTGGACTTAAGCTGACTAAAGAAGAACAATCTACATATTCATCAACAATTAAAAAGTTTATTTCTGATACAGAAGATTACATTGACCAGCAAAATTATGTAATTGATTTGGCTATTAATGCTGTTATCCAAGACGACGAAAAATTCAACAAAGAAATGACATCGCTTGTTGATGAGTATTTCAACGGATCCAAGGATAAAATGGAGAGACTTGGTAAAAGATTACGAAATACCATGGACAACGCCCTTGCTGATGGTGTAATAGATGCAACTGAGCAAAAGACCATTAATAATTTAATCAAGGAAATGAACGAGGTTACAAGCCAAATATCCGACGCTCAATTTCAGGCAAAATTGCAGATGATAACCGTTGACGGTGAATTGACTGCAGATAGTTTTAAAGGATTAACAAAACAGATTCAAGGCGCTATCGACAATAAGGTAAAATCAGAGGGTGAAGCTTACCAGACTGCATTAGTAGGAATTAACGTAGCGTATAAGGCTAAGATGGACGATGCTAAAAATGCATCAGAAAAAGCTAAATTACAACAACAATGGGATGCAGATGTTAAAGAACTTGGTGAACAATTTTCTCAAACAAAAGCAACAATTACTTTAAAGGGAATGACATTTTCACTTGGTACACTTACCAAGAATTATCAATCCGAATTAAAAAAAGCAATCCCAGGGTTATCAAGTATAACCGTTGATACTATTAGTCCAATGTTGTACGAATCATTAAAAGGTTTAGACTCTTCAACCGCAATGAATCAGGTTGTTTTTGACATGATGACCAACTATCAGACGGCGTTATCAAATAGCGGAATGAGTGCTGCATCAAAAGAAGGATTGCAGCAAATGCTTGATGCATTAAAGCCATCTACTAAGCAGTTACAGAAAATTTATGATGATGCTCTCAAAGCCGGAACTCAGGTTCCAGATGGAGTAACTGAGGCATTAACGAATGAAGCAAATCTCGGTGCTATTTCTGGAGATATGGATGCGATGGCGTTTTTAATGGGTCAAAAGCTTTCTACTGATCCTAAGTTTTTGGAATTGTTATCAAAAAGCAAAGATGCCGGGGTAAAACTTAACGGGCATCTAATAGAGGGATTGAAAAGCAAAATACCTGATTTAAAAATACAAGGTGAGAAATTAGTTTTTAATGTTCAAAATGCTGTTGATAATGCTTCTTCATCAACAGAAACCCAAACAAAATTATCTGCATCTGGTAAAAATATTGTTGATGGAGTAAATAAAGGAATAACGAAAAACAAACCATCTTCTGACTCTACAATAAAGAAATGGGCGCAAGGTATAAACGGTATTTTTGATGCCACGGCTTCGTCAAGTACTTATAAGGGGTATGGAAAAAACATTGTTGATGGGTTAAACAATGGCGTTAAGGATAATCAGAATAAATCTCAAAGTCCAATCGAAACATGGGCTAACAGTATTGCCGATTGGTTTAAGGGAGTTTTTGGAATACACTCACCTTCCACTGTTGCGCATGGTTGGGGTGGAAATATTGTTAGTGGATTAGTTAATGGAATTCAAGATAAATGGACTAACGGATTAAAGAGTTTTCAGAAATGGTTATCCGGCATTCCTGGAGATATCGCCGATGGTATTGGCAGTTTATACAGCATAGGTAAGGATTTAATTGGTAGTTTTATTGATGGATTTAAATCGATTTCATTGCCAAAATTAGATATCGATCTTGGATCAAAAACTGTAAATATCCTTGGTAAAGATATAAAAGTTCCATCGCTTGATATAAAGTTACGTGCAGTTGGTGGTTTACCTGATATGGGTGAAATGTTCGTTGCTCGTGAAGCAGGTCCAGAGTTAGTTGGACGAATAGGTCGCAGTAATGCTGTTGTGAATAACGACCAAATTGTGCAGTCAGTGAGTTCCGGTGTTGCTAATGCGGTAGCTGAAACAATGATTCCTATATTGATGTCAAACGGAAATTCAAGTGGTGGTAATACAACTGTGAGAGTTCCAATTTATCTTGGAAAAGAGCAACTGGCAGAGGCAGTTCTTGACGGCATAAACAAACGAAACAGAAGGTTCCAAACTTCTGTAAGTTACATATAGGAAGGAGGGTCTTATATATGGCATTGTTAAAAATAAATGGAACAGCAATTAAAGACCCTTCTTCTCATTCATGGGGAATATCAGATGAATCCAGTGAGGAAAGCGGACGTTCCACTAATGACGGAAAAATGAATAAAGATGTAGTGGCACAAAAGATAAAACTTTCACTTTCATGGAATAATCCAACCGGAGAAGAAGCGTCAAGCATTTTGAAAGCTGTAAATTATACAACTGTTGGTTCAATGTTTTCAGTTACATATCTTGACACTATGGAAAATGCATACTTAACCAAAACTTTTTACGTCGGTGATAGATCTGCCCCTATGAAGTACAGCAATATCAGAGGCACAGTATATTCAACATTATCATTCGATATTATCGAACAGTAAGAGGGTGATACATAATGGTAAATACATCAACTGAATATCAAAATAAAATATCTGGTGATAGAAAATTTTATCTGTATGCAGATATCACCCTCTCTGACGGCACGGTTTTGAATTTGGATGATACTGACATCATGCAGGGTGGAATGGAATTTGAAGATGCTGTCAGTGGAACAGAATACTTTCAGGTTGGCGCGGCAATTATCAATAAAAATACTATCACTCTTAATAACTACAAGGGTAAATTTGATAATTACGATTTCACCGATGCAACCGTTGTTCCTTATGTTGGGCTGCAGTTATCTTCTACCGTGGAAAAATTAAAGAAGGGTTATTTTACTGTTGACGAACCGAACGCCGTAGGGAATATAATAACGCTTGAAAGCCTTGATAATATGGTTAAGTTTGAAAAACCGTTCAAGGATGTAGCATTAATCTTTCCTACTACCGCAGGATTTGTTCTGACAGCAATCTGTAATTATTGTGGGGTTGAAATTGCTACACCAGAGTTCACAAATTACGATTTTACAATCCAATCAAGGCCAATTGATGAAGCTATCTCCTGCTTGGATATGGTTTCGTATATTGCTACGATTGCCGGTTGCTATGCAAGATGTAATATTGATGGTGCATTGGAACTTAAGTGGTACGACTTGACTGTATTTGAGTGCCAGAACAGTGTTGATGGCGGTTATTTCGACCCTACTACACAGGCCAATTATCAAAGCGGTACTGCAGTTGACGGTGGTAATTTTGTAGATTATACAACCGGATCCAGTGTTGACGGCGGTACATTTCTACAGTCAAAGAACGTACATCATTTATTTGATTTTGGTTCATCTCCCACTGTTGCGGTTGACGATGTTGTTATTACGGGTGTTCAAGTATCAGACAACGCAGAAACTCCAAATACGGTGTTGTTTGGTTCAACTGGATATGTAATAAGCATTACAGGAAATCCACTTGTACAAAGCCAAACAGACGCGCAGACAATAGCAAATACCGTTGGTGCCAAGATAGTCGGAATGAGGTTCAGACCTTTGACAGCAAGTATTTTGAGTAATCCAATGATTGAAGCTGGCGACCCGGCTTACGTTTCAGTTAGAACAAGCCGTGGATACAATACATATCAGACATTTATAACCAGTTTGTCGTTTAAGATTAATAGTCGCGAATCCATTTCATGCAATGCTGAAACTCCTTCACGAAATAGTTCAACCAGGTATTCAGAAACAACCAAGGCAATTGTTGAGGCAAGAAAAAAAGCTGAACAAAAACTATCTGATTATGATTTGACGGTACAACAGCTAACTAATTTAATCACCAATGGATTCGGAATATATAAAACCGAAATCAAGGATGATAACGGTGGAATTATCTATTATATGCACGACAAACCGTTAATGTCGGATTCAAGTGTTAGATGGTTCATGACCTCCGAAGGAATGATTGAACAGAACCAAGTAAGCGGTCAATGGGTTACTGTCAGCGGAACTGATAAGCACGGTAATGCGCTTTACAATGTTTTGTATGCAAGAAAAATTAGTGCAGATTATATTCGTACCGGTAAGATATTCTCTGATGATGGTTCAGTGCTAATTGATATGGCTTATGGGGTTGCTAACTCTGATAATTTGAGTTTCATCGATAATATTCAAAGTGGTTTTCCTCTCGCGATGCCATTTAATATAGATGATAATGTATCAAAAATTAATAAAGTTTTGCTCAAATATACTCAACAAAATTTTAGAACCTATTCAGACATAACGGATTACGCCGGGAGTTCGGTTGTATCAAGTCGAACTGGTGGAGTTGATGTGTCGACTGGATACGCTTTTCCGAGTGATATATCCACTTCATCGGCAGATGGAAGTACGGGAACTCATTCACATACCATATATCTATATCATAAACATGCAGGTGGCGGTCATTCGCATGATGTAGATTTACCAGCGCATTCACATAGTTTAAGCTTTGGCATACAAGAACAGGCAATATCTGATTATAACATTGATATTTATGTCAATGGAACGCAAAGAGCATCAATCTCAGACCAACAAGGTATCATTGATTTGACCGCATATATCACGGCGGCCGGATGGCACACAATAGAACTTCGGAGTACAAGCCTTAAACGAGTATCCGCACAGATTAATATTAAATCATATATTAAGAGTTAATGAGATAGCTTAATATGATTTTTACACGAGCAACCAGTTAACCTCTGAACGCCTTGAGCGTCAAATTTTTTACAAAAGGAGTTGATATTATGGCTATACAGACAAGACGAGGCAATGCTATTGATTTTAATTCAAATAAAATGTTGCCAGGGGAGCCAGCTACCGTAATAGATGGTGGGAAAATTAAGTGGTGTGTATCACCTGGAAACGTAAAAACTATTGCCACGGTTGAGGATATGGCAAGTTCTATTTCGGATGCTGACCAAATTATTATTGATGAACTTACCGCAGGAGCAAATGCGGCTGCAAATGTCGTTGAAGGCGTGTTAGATGGCGTTAATCATATCATCGATGATAATGGTACATATTATCAGCTTAATTCTGCTGATGGAGGTATGTATTTAAAAGAAATAGCACCAGATACAAATCCACCAGCTTCAACTACTATTTTAGATAATATAAGTAGTTTGCAAACAGACGTATCAAATCTAGATGCTAATAAAGTTGCTAAAGCTGATATTGTTCAAACCGACACTGTTAACGATTCATCAAAAGTCCCTAGTTCTGTAGTTACATATGGATTAGGTCAAGAAATAGATGCTATAAATAACAGATTTATCGAAACAACGGAGAGCGTATCTTTTTCCTTATCAGGAGCAACCATAACCGGAACTGGTACATTAAGAAAAAATGATTATTTTGCTCAGTTTACTAGCGGATATGCAACATTTTCTGGTCTAACCGCAGGGGCATGGAGTACAATTGGAACTGTTTCAACTGTGTTTTGTCCAATTACACAAGTGACCATTACAATAAGTATATTTTCAGGATCAACGCTTGGATATGCTTTTGTAACTATAAATACAATGGGTAAAATTCAAATCAATCCATCGTTGGCAACGTTTAATTGCTATATGCCAAGCTTTTTTTACTTCACATAAAAACATTTTATTTGCAGGGAGGAAATAAAACATGTCAGAAAAAATAAAATTATCAAGCGGTAATGAGTTTAACCTTTTGCCTATGGGAATTTTAGAAAAAGATAGTATAAGATATTTTACTGTACAGTCTACAATAACGTCAGAACAACTCAAAAATGAATTTTCTGATGTTGATGATATTCAGTACATTTTGGAAGATGGTTCAACCTATAAGACATATACAGACTGCATTGAGCTGTGGTTAATCACAGAAAATCTTATTGACGGTACATACACAATTGGAATTTATTACAATCAGTTAGAAAAGGACAATAAGGCTTTGCAATCGCAAGTTGATGCTTTGACAGCAAGTGCGCAATTAGCGTAAAACTCGGGATTGCTATAAACAATAAACAGATATATTTTGAGGAGGTATAATATGGCCGTTGGAGATAAAATATATATAGCAACAAAGGCACAGGTTGATAATGTACAAACACAGGTTAACCAGTTAGTGGTATCAGGTGATTCTTCTCCTGCTGCAGCACAGGCACAGGTAGGAGCCGATGGAACGGTATATGGTAGCTTAAAGACCAGGCTTGATACTGAACATAATAAACATAGTTCGGAGTTGGCACAAATTGCGTATAACATCACAACGTTTGGGGCTAAATGTGACGGGGTAATAGACGACACAATTGCTTTCCAAAATGCTCTTAATCAAGGCAATGTAATCGTACCAAGAAATACTAATATTAAGTTAGGCACAATAGTATTGCCGAATAATGGTAGAATTATTGACTTTAACGGGGCGACTATAACGGCTATTTCGTCTACTTTATTTCAAACAGGGGATCTTAATGTTAATAGTTATTACGGCTATTTTACACTTAAAAATGTTATTATTGAACCACAAATAGCTGGTACGCTTATTGATCTCATTAACTGTATTAATATAAAATTTGAAAATATTCGCATTCCTCATATACTAGATAATAGTATTTATATTAATATAGTAAATGGATTTAATTGGGAATTTGACAGAGTATGGATTGGTAATGGCAATGTAAGTAAAGCAATTAATTCATATGGCATAAAAGCAACTTGTGCTTCCAGTGTTAAAGTTGGTGTTAATAATATTACTAATTCTAATATTAAAAACTGCTTAATTCAACAAATTTCCAATGGTGTGTATATTGACCCGACAAATGGTAGCATTGATACAGTATCTTTTAATAATAATGGTTTTAGTTCGTGTGATACTGGTGTTTATATTTTGGGACCTTCTACTGGTGCTAAAGTTATTAGCTTGCGCGACACAAGAGTAGAAAATTGTACAATCGGAATTCGTAACAACGGAATGACAACAGTTGAAAACTTCCATTGTTATAACACGACCACGGCTATTCAAAATGATGCAAACGGAAGATTAAAAACATTAGGAACTATTAATCTAAATTTAACAGCAGGTCAATATGGAATCGTAAATAATGGATATGGATTATTTGAAGATTCATGGATTGCTTATAATTCTGGAGTTTTATTCATTCTAAATACTCATACAAGACCCTGGAACCCTCTTGCTGTTACAAATTCAGACCGAGTATTTACAGATGTTATTGATCCAATTTTTAACACGATTATTAATCAAAGCGTCTACTTTGAATTTACCGACCTTCCAACAACCGGAGTGGCAAATGGTACGGAAATAATCATGTATGCTTCAGGAAGTTGGAACCCATTAGTATCAACAGGTGTTTACTATAACGGGTTTAAATACGGAGCTTTGCGTTTAAAATTCTTAGGCGGAAAATGGTTGATTATTGGTGATAGTACAGTAGCAGGTTAATTCATACTTGGTTACAACTACGAACTAAATAACATTTTAAAATTAGGAGCCTTCGGGCTCCTTTTAAAGTTCAAGGCATCCATAAGGGTGCCTTTTATAATACAAAAAAATAATATGAAAGAAGGAAAGTATATGAACAAAGTAAAAACATTATTTACAGCATTCTTCTCAGCTCTGGCCGGATGGCTGGGGATACTTGCAATACCAGTATTAGTATTAGTCATTTGTAATGTAATTGACTATGTTACCGGATTGGTAGCAAGTAAGTACAGAGGGCAGGCAATTAACAGCTATACGGGATTCCGCGGAATTGCTAAAAAGGTTTGTATGTGGTTACTGATCGGAGTGGGAGCTATGATTGACTGGCTGATAATCTATGCTGGGCAGTCGATAGGCATTGCAATACCGGTTAACTTTTTGATTGCCTGCATCGTGGCAATCTGGCTAATAGCAAATGAGATTATATCGATACTAGAAAATGTGGTGGATATCGGAGCTCCGATACCGCCTTTTTTGTTGCCTATAGTTAAGAACATTAAGAAGCAGGTTGAAGACAAGGCGGCTGTTAAGGAGGACGGAACTAATGAGTAAATTAACAGGGAAGGGCCTGGCAGACTTTTGCCATACCAAATTAGGCACCCCGTATGTTTACGGAGCAAAAGGCAGCGATGGAAAGCTGACTCAGGCATTCTTGAATATTTTGATACATTGTTATACTGCTATGTTTACCAATATCTATATCGTAAAAGCGAAACGGTTTATTGGTAAGGTATGTACGGACTGCTCCGGCCTCCCTTGTTGGTACACTGGTAAGAACTTGGGCTCATATCAGTTGTACAAAACGGCATCCGAACGGCATCCAATTTCTACAATCAATCAGGCACCGATCGGAGCTATTCTATGGGAGCCTGGGCATGTAGGAGTATATATTGGTAATGGTTACTGTATCGAAGCAAAAGGTATCGATTATGGTACTGTTGAATCCAAAGTATCCAAGACCAAGTTTACTCATTGGCTGCTATTTGAATACATTGACTATGATATGCCTGTAAGCTCACACAAGGTTCAGAATCCATACAAAGAGCCGGTTACTCCTGTACAGTTAGGATGTATCGGTGAAAATGTCCGCTGGGTTCAATGGGAGCTTAATGATGCCGGTATCAAAGTTGACATTGATGGGGAATGCGGACCGATTACTGTAAAAGCTATCAAGACATTCCAGCAGAGCTGCAAGATAAAAGTCGATGGTAAAGTCGGACCGGCTACCGCAAAAGCTTTTAAAGCAGATTAGTTTCGACGTCGAAACAGAACCCCTCATTGTCATATAAGACTTTGAGGGGATTTTACTATTCGGCCTGTTCTATATCAAAATCTATTCCATAATCGTAATAGTCTAACTTATTTCCATTGCTATCAACTGGTTTAAATTCAACATTCTTTTTTTCGTTCACTTTAATTATGCCAATATTTGTTTTATCTTCATAAATCACATTATAATTTTCATCCATATAAAAGAGATGGACCGTAACTTGTAAATTAAAATCATATACATTTCTTAATCTAACAATGATAGAATCATTAGATTCAACAAAATCAAAGATAAGATTATTATATGCGTCATCAATATTATACGTAGGTTCTACCACTGGCTCATCATGTTTGAATTTACTGATGTCTTGATCGGGTTTTACCTTCATTCCTTCAGGATAAACAATTTTACCACCTACCACATATGGGCTCCTTGTCTTTCCACGGCCATTATCGGAATAATCTGATGTATTGTGCTGCTTTTCCATAGAAAAATCTGTCGCAGCATATGTCTGTATTGGAGTCGTACAAATTATTGATAATAATATTATAGCAATTATCTTCTTCATAATATAACCTCCTTTAAATTAATTTAATTATAAATCCATAATCTGTTATTGTAAACTAATTTTTGTAATTCAATTACATCTTTTGTTTATGATTGTATTTTACACCGTTTTTAGTGTAATTAATATGGGTATATTCGCCAAATTTAGTGCAATATTTTTATGCATATTTACATTGATTTCGGTGTAAATCCTTGGTACAATTAGTTTGAAGGGGGAGGGGATTACCATGGGAAGAATTGTGTACGATAAACTTTTTAAGGTTATGAAAGAAAAAGGAATCAATAAATTTGATTTGAGAAAACAAAAAATTATCTCTGAAAGTACGTTGCAGAATATTAGAGATGGTCGCGGCATAACCACTGATGCAATCGGTAGGCTGTGCAAGGCTCTTGACTGTCAACCAGGGGATATCCTGGAATACATAGATGATGATAAATAAAGAACCCAATGCATCTCTCTCCAAATACACAGGGCTCTTTACTCTTCTATCATTTATCTAAGTTAAATCCAAGAATATTGTAACATTGATGGGGTTATTTGTAAATTGGTGGGAATGACGAAAATTCAAAAGGGAGTTATACAAAATAAATAGTTATAAGTGATATTTAAATATTATTAACAATATATCTAATAGAAAAATGCCACCATATATAGGTATTAAAGATTTGGTTATCATTGCCCTAATAACGTATGGCTCATGTTTTTCCTTTTTGCTTCCATCAAGAAGCCACATATCTTTTTCATATGGATTAAGATTATATAGAAATTCACTATTTCCCTCTAATCTCTTAGTTATAACCCATTCATATTTCCATTTGTACAGTTTTTCTTGTTTTATGAAAAAGGCATCTAGATACCAAAATGCTAAATCAATCAGCAAAACAATCAAGCAAATATAGAACCTGCTGATATTTTCAGGTAACAGCGCAATAAACGCTATAATTAATGTCAATAACCATCCTTTTAGCATGAATGAATTATTCGCCATTCTAGTAATGCACGATTGAATTAAGTCTATTTCTTTATGTAATTCTTCATTCGTAACTATTTCTTTTTTATCCATAAATACCCCCTGGTTTAGGTAAATATTTATCATAAAGATATATTAATGGATGTAAAGAGTTTTTATTATTATTTTCCCATTCCGATAATTGATTCCAGTTTAGCGGCTCAAGATCGTCAAAGCTTACTTCATATTCAAAAACAGGAAACGCTGTATTGGATTCAGCTATGTTATCATGAGCAAATGTAGCTCTTTTCTCTACTTTTCTATGCATTTTTAAATATTCTGGAGTGATTTTTCTTATAGTTTTTATTGTAGATAATTCGTTATATCCATGGCGATTCGGTTACTTTAAATAGAGTATCTTCATTTTTTTTAATTGAATTATCCGTATTTAAAAAGAATACACATTCGGATTTATCAATCATAGTATTCAGCGCTATGGCCAACATATTATGTATATGACTTGTGGAATAATTTCTTTTAGTGTAATTATAAGTATCTCTTTGATGGTTATAACAATATCTTTTATCTATGCTATTAAGTAATTTATCACAATACCCCCAAACACATGAGTCAATAAAGCATTCTAGATTAAAATTATCTTTTAACCATCCTGCCAACTTAATAGCAAGTTGCTTATCTTTGCTTGAGTGACTTATAAATATATCAGCTTTTATTCCTGGGAACCAATCAAATTGCATTTTTGTAGCATCAATTGTTCCATCGGGCTTAATATATTTCTCAATTTCGTTTTTTATAACATACTCGTTGCTATTATATATCTTGTTGCCTGAATCAAGTAATGAGTAGTTTAGAAAACTGTCAATTTTTAAACTGAAAGCAGTATACATATTTAACCCTCCCTTCCCCATAATTCTACCACTTTTTACCATGGTGTCAATATGGATACTGGAATTTACATAATAAATCAAAACAAACAAAAAAGAGACCTCCGTAATGGAAATCTCCTTCATGTAATGCCTTGGTGGCTAGTGCGGTTACTTTGCGGTTACCGCTACATATGTCTAGTATGCAAAGCCCCTTTCTATCGGCATTCTCGACAGCTCGTAGGGGAATCGAACCCCGAGAAATGACGATTAATAATTGTAATTTTTATTGTATTCATCGTTATTTGATTGATTTTGCGAGCTGCTATTTTGCGGTTACTCGCGGTTACTCGGTTAAATTATCAGATAGAAACTGCTTTTCTTATCTGCTCCATTTTTGTTTCACTGTTCTTGTTACTATAATAGTAAAATTTTCTTGTAGTAGTTATATCAGCATGTCCCATTTGCTCCATGACTACGCTATCATCACAATCATTGTCGATTAAGGTTGTCCCATATGACCGCCTTATTTTATGCATTGATTTTGTTTTAATTCCTATAGCTTTGCACATTCTGGATAGTGCATCATTATAAGTCCCAGTTAAAATTCTTTTTCTGTCTTTCTCAAATAAATATTCTCCGAATGGATTTTTCTTATGTGCAATTTCTAAGGTTTCAATTGCTGAATCTGTAAGATAAAGGTTTCGATATCCGGCATCTGATTTTGTAAATTCCACAATTTCGTGTACGCACGTTCTTGATATCTCGTCCTTATACTTTATTTCCATCCTTTGAATTCGAAGTCTGTTATGATTATTTCGGTCGGAATATTTTAAAGCCGCCAATTCTCCAACTCTAATGCCAGTCTGAAACGTTAGCAATAATCCCAAATTTTCTATTGTTGGATTTGACTTTAAATATTCAGTGGCTTTTACGATTTCATCTTCTAAATAAACCTGATCTTCCTTATTCTTTATTTTTTTATTAAATATTTTCTTTGGAAGTTCCAAGTCTTTCATAAAATATGAAATACTAATATCTGTACATTTTTTCTTTTTTGCGTGTTTAAAAATTCCTAGAACCAGTGTGCGTAAGCCTGCATATCCTTTTTGGCTTAATTCGTTTTTTACAATAGATTCCTTGATGAACATTTCTAACTCATCATCCATTATCGAACGAATTTTTCTATTCTCTATATCAGAACCAACGAAAAATCGTTTATAGTCATTTTCATATCTATCATACGTTCCTTGACATATTTCTGTTGATTTTAATTTACAGTCAATCCAGTCAAGGTATACTTCTTTTAACGTAGGTTCTTCCTCGAGGTTTTTATAAAATTCGCATACTGAATCTTCTATTTCTTCTTTGCTGTTTTTCTTTTTTAGTGTTCGGTTGCTGTCATCCAAGTGGGTATACCACTTTCCGTTTTTACCTTGCCAAATATTATTAGGATGTAATGATAAATAATATTCGCGCTTTTTCATCTCAACTTTTTGTTGCATACTAGACAGGTCAATCATATCATGACTAATCGCGTATTGCAACATGGAAAAATCTGTGTTAATAATAATCTCCCCTTGACTATCAGATTTATATGAAAGCCCCAGTGAACATAATTACACCGGGGCTGTAATTATTCATGTAATACATATTAATAGGAAGATTTTCGTTCCTTTCTTGTTTTCTTCCTCTCTGCCCTCTTATCCCAAAACTCATTAGGTTGTTTCTGCAGCTTATCGCAATTCCTCCGAATGCATCTATGTATATTTAGTTGTTTAACAGTCAGAAATCCACGATGATATTTGCAATACGCTACTGGCTTGCTTTTGGTATGGTTGCCGTCAATGGTTGTCCAGGTAAATTCAGTTTGTTCCAGTAGAATCATCCTCCTTGACAGTGGTTTTCATGTGTTCAACTAAATTGG